GTATATTTGAGAAATATACACTCCGATCCGATCCCATTCCGAGGAATGCCGAGGATGCGCTTCAAGGACTCTTCAATCTTGACGAATCAATCTTTGTCCAGCGGGTAGTAGCCGAGCGATCAGTACCCATGACCATCGCCCAGGCAATCGCTATGCCCGACCTAGCCGACTACCAGTTCACCACATATAATACTTTTCCCGCCCAAGCGCCTAACCGGTCAGAAGCACAAGTGTTTGGACGAAAATACCTCCTTCACGAGACAGACGATCCATCCCTCTCCTTCGAGCAACAGCTCGGCCTGATCAAGCGCCTCGAAACAGAGGCAGAATTAAAGATGATCGTAAACTCAGGAGGGAAGTCTCTACACGCTTGGTTCCATTGGTCCCCAGGCAATAAAGCATCCTTCCTCGAGCTGTCCCAAAAACTCGGTGGAGATCCACGATTTAAATTAATGAACCAACTTTGCCGACTACCCTGGGGAACCCGCCGCAAAGAGGCCAACCTGCCAACCGCCCAGCCGATCATCTACTGGCAGGATAGTTCTTCCTCAAAAAAAGGATAAATGATTCATAAACTCTTTCTGCAAAAAACCATCGCAAGACGGTTTATTAGTTTAGGGGTTCCCGAGGAGGATGCCATGAACTTTGCCTCCCGAATGAATGAGAAAAACCTCGTACTCATCGTTCGAGAGGAAGGCGAGGGCAAGCCCGACTTTATAATATTAGTAAAACATAAACATTAACATTCAAACATACACATGGCTAAAAAAGAAGACTACTTAACCCCCGAAGCGATTGCAGATATTGACGAGGTTGATCGCTACCTCTCCCAAAAAGGAAAGATTGATTATTCTTCCGAGAATACACACACCCAGCAGGATTCTCCTCCGACTGCATATTCCATAGCTATCGAAGATCCACTACCCGCACCCAAGTTTTTATCACTCTCTCAAATGATGAGCATCGATAAGGACCCATCCACCATGCCCAATCAAATAATCGAGGGTGTACTATATAAAGGTTCTAAGATGATCATCTCCGGCTCCTCCAAGGCAGGTAAAACCCTATCCCTCCTCCACCTCGGACTAGCCGTTGCCAACGGACAGCCCTGGTTAGGACACAATACACACAAGCATGGATCGAAAGTCATCTACCTCGACTTTGAGCTAAAACCACGCATGGCCGCCAAGCGGATTGCCGAGATGGTTCGCCTCAATCCCGCCTACCTCCCAACCACCCAAAACTTCCTATATTGTGGCCTACGAGGACAATCCCGATCCCTCGAAGACCTCGTCCACTACATCGAGGACCTCGAGAACTACCAGCCCGACATGGTAATAGTCGATCCCTTCTATAAACTCGCCACAGGGGCAGACGAGAACGATGCCGGTGCAATCTCCGAAGTAGTCAACCGCATGGAACAATTCTCCGAACGCCTCGACTGTTCATTCGTCTATGCCCACCACTTCTCCAAAGGAAACAAGTCTGACACGGACCATATCGACCGGGCAAGCGGGTCAGGCGTATTTGCCCGTGACCCCGATGCTATCCTCACCCTAACACCCCACGAGGAAGAATATCACCTCGTCCTCGAGGCCACCCTCCGAGACTTTCCAACCCCCGACCCTCAAGTGGTTGAATTTTCATGGCCAAACTTTATCCATAAGCCCGACCTCGAACCCAAATTAAGAAAGCCAGGACAGGCGAAAGAGAGTAAAAGATTAATGTTAAACAAAAAACTATCCACCGCCCTAATCGATATACTAAAAGATAACTCCGTTGATGGACTTGAAAACCTCAGGAAAAAGCTCCAAGAGAAGACCGATGAGAGTATCGGGGAGAAGAAAATGAATACAATAATGCAACTTTGTAACGATAATATAAGTGTACATATCACCGAAAATGGTTACGGAAACATTTATTCCTATACCGAGTAAATATGTCACGATTACTACCTAGAACCACCACCCCCTTCCCCCTTATATATAAAGGAGGAGGGTGGTGGTCAAAACAGGCTATAGTAGAACCCTCTTCCCTGGCAGGGTAAGCTATGGCCTCCAAAGTCGGCCATTAGCTATTGCTTCGCAATACCTACCGCTCACACCCACCACCCCTCCTGCCTGTCGGCCGGGGTAAAGGGAAGAGGGTACTACGATACAATAGCCTACAAGCTCGACCACCTACTCAGATTATTATCGAAAAAGATTAAAAGGTATTACCAGGCTTAGGAGTACATCGATTAAAGAGAATTCCAGTAGAAAGGGTTAGGGTCGTAAGAATGAGTCAGAAGACTCGCTGATATGCCGAAAGGATTCCTAGGGTACTCTACGGGGCTTTAAATGCTATGCTCGTAAGTATACCTTAATGCAGATTACACAGCCAACCAAGTAAACTCCTGACACAGCCTATTAGGTACAGCTAAGGATTCTGACACAGCCAACCAGGTAGAGCTACTGACACAGCCAACCAGGTAGGCTGGCAATCTAAGGATTGGCGGTCAGGCGGATAATAACTTCAATAACTGCAAAGCAAGTATCAAGTATTAGTTCACGCTCTAAAAAGAAAAACGCCAGGGCGATTATCCAACGCCATTCATGCTGAAGGTTCGACATCCGTTACCTCAGCTTCGATAACCTCTTCATCTTTCAGATTCTTCAGCTCGGCTCGGATCTCATCGAGGGATAAAGATTTCTTCACCTCTATGGTTTGAGTCGGCTCACCTTCGTACTGGCGATGCTTATCGATTAGGATGCCTGTAGCGATTGGAAGGACTCCTGATGGGATTTCATCGTCTTGTAGTTTCGTTATAAGGCTTTCCACAGCAAGATGAGTCGCAGTACCAATTAAGGCCCTCAAATGCTTTTTAGAGTCCTTCAGCGTCTCCTGTTCCCTTGATCGAACGATAGAGACAGTATGAGGTGAAACCTTACAAGACTTACAGATTTGTTTGATCGTTGCCCCTTGAGCTAACATCTGAACGACCTGGGCATAATCCTTTGGCCTCTGATCGAATAGCTGTTGGCCGGTGAAGATAGCAGGGCAGACATCTTCTGTCTTGAGGTTAGCTGGGAGGTTCTCAGCGTATCCAACTTTCCTAGGTCTTGTCGTGGGCATAAATCAATCGGTGTAGTAATTTGAGAAAGTATTCTCAATAAGGTTCGATGCAAGTCTAATTAGACATAATCATTATTCTGCGAACCTGTTTATGTCCTGCACGCTATAAAATGATGCATAAATATAATATATTGTACGCTCTGTCCTAAATCACATAAAAATTTAGGCTCCAGGAGGGGGGGAGGGGGGTCTGAAAATCTGCCCCCCGATCACCGCCGACCGATAGAGGCTCATAAAAAAATTCTGACAAATTGCCCCACCCGAGGTGACCTACTATCGATAATCTGTTATCATTAGCCATGCCTCTGAACTGGTCACCGCATCCCGCCATCCCGCCTCTCAGCAAATCGGAGATGCTGAGGATGTCGCCTGAGAAGATCCTCGCCTATTGGGAGAAGCGGGAGGAAGCGATCAAGCTCGAACTCGATGACCCATATCGGCATGGCTTTGAACTGGATACCTGGAAGCGAGCAGATAAGGAATTAAAGACTCACTCGGAAATTCTGCTTATGGGGGGTAATAGAGCGGGCAAGTCTGAGCTTTGTGCGAAGAGAGTAGTCCAAACTTTAGTTGAGAACCCAGGTACAATTATTTGGTGCTTAACAGAAACCTCGGCAAATTCGATCCAATTTCAGCAGAAGCTCGTATTTAAATACCTTCCAAAAGAGTTAAAATCGTTGGGTAGGGGTAAAGTCGGGTATGTTATGTACAGTCTTCGTAATGGCTTTACCGCCTCTAAATTTACTTTGCCTAATCGGTCTGAATGTATCTTTAGAAATTGGAGCCAGGACATCAGCACAATCGAAGGTGGAGAAATCGGATGTCCCTCTCCACCGGTTAATGGTACTCATAACATTGGATTTTGGGCAGATGAACTCGTACCTATGTCATGGGTCAATACGCTCAGGTTTAGATGTGTAACTCGTTCCCATGAGAGTCAATATGATGGAGTAGTTCGACCAGCAAGTGGGTTAATATCTTTCACCGCCGTAGACGGATGGAACTCGGTAGTAAAAAGTATGCTCACAGGCGCAAGGACAGTCGAATCGGCAAAAGCGGACCTTTTGGACGGCGAAGAGGTTCCCCTCGTCCAACAGCCCATCCGCAAAGCCAGCTCGGTGGTGTATTTTCATACAGCGGCCAACCCCTTTGGCGGATGGGAAGCAATGAAGAACCAATTGGAGGGGGAGAAGAGGGAAACTATTCTTTGCCGGGCTTATGGAGTGCCTGTTCGTCAGAGTCGGGCAATATTTCCAAATCTTACGGATAAAAACTTCGTACAGGCAGAAAAGTTGCCCGATTTTGAGGATGCCAACTTCGTTCTGAGCATCGACCCTGCTGGAGCAAAGCCTTGGACGATGGTATTGTTTGCAATCGATGCGCATGGAGTCGCATGGGCGGTTAAGGAGTTTCCTGATTTTGACACATGGGGTGGATGGATTGATCTGACAAAGGACAAGATGACAGCCGGCGAGGCCGCCCAACCGAATGGGTACGGATTGAAGGATTATTCGGATGAGATCAGGAGGATGGAAAAGATTTGTGGGGATAATGAGGTTGTACGAATCATCGACCCGAGGTTGGGAGCGGCAAGTTATCAAAAGTCGGAAGGATCTTCTAATATCATAGATGATTTAGCGGATGAAGATATCATCGTTGAACCGGCTGAGGCTTTGGATATCGAGACGGGCTTACAGGCCATCAACAATTTACTGGCATGGGATCGGGACAGACCTATGGATTTGGATAATAAGCCTAGATTGATGTTCTCGGATGAATGTCAAAATCTGATTAGCTGTATGCAGGCATATATACCTGGGGATTTAAAGTCTGCCCCTAAAGATTTTGTGGACTGTGCCAGGTATTTTTCCATCGGGAATTTCGAGTACCATGATGAGGAGAGTTTTTTACCTTCAGGCGGGGGGAGTTATTAAATTATGAAATCTAAAAAGGTGATGCCTCGGCATCGTAATCAAATCGTAATTCTTCGGGAGCTTGGGGAGACTTGGCCTAAGATCGCTAAGGTTGTTGGCTTTAGTCGGGCAACAGTACAAAAGGTATACAAGGAGGAAATGAAGCCCTCTGAGCCTCCCCCACAGCCCAAGGAGGAGGAGGTTGTGCCTGAATTACCTAAGTACGAGGAGGCTAGGGTGCTTGGACCAGTCCCCAACCCTCGTTTAATGCGTATATACTTTAAGGATCGTGAAGGCATTGGGATTTGCGTGAAGAGGCCACAGGATAACCACCGGCCAAAAAGCATGGTTTTAGTCAAAAAGGTGGAAGGCAATGAAGAGTTGTACCGATTGGTGTGAAAGCGTGGAAGAAAAGGACAGGAGGATCGATTTGATGCTCCGAGAGTTGGTCGTTGAACAGGGCTTGGAATCAATAAGGCAAGGCAATGACCCCCAACCTATGACTTTGGAGGAGATTGCGGACTTTGTGGGAGTCGGAAAAGACACCATTGATCGCATACAGAAC